GGGAGAACTACAAAGCCGACATCCCTGAAGGCGGTTTGATCCTCGTGAAATCCGTAGACGTTCAAGGCGATCGGCTCGAAGTGTTTACCGGCGCCTTCGGACTTGGTGACGAATGCTGGAGCGTAGACTACCGGGTGATTGCCGGCGACCCGCAACGCGCCGCCGTCTGGGACGAACTTGCCGACGACATCCGCCAGCCCTACGTTCACGAGACCGGCCACGAGATCACGCCCGCCATCGTCGCTATTGACCAGGGCGACAAAACCGGCCAAGTACGTGCCTTCGTCCGGAAACATCAGCCGCTCTGCATCGCCGTCAAAGGCGATCCCAAAGCCGGCTCCCTCCCCTTCCGTTACCAGAAAACACCCGTGCAAGGACTCCGCCCCTACATGCTCGGAACCGACACGCTGAAAGACCGCCTTTTCGCCTTCCTGAAGATCAAAGAGATGGGGCCTGGCTACCATCACTTCCCGATCGATGAGCAGCGATTTGGAAAAGAATTCTTTGACCAGCTCACCGCGGAAAAGGCCGTGATCGAATACAACAAAGCCGGCCAGCCGAAACGGGTCTACAAGAAGGACAAGCACGCCCGCAACGAAGCCTTAGACCTCCTCGTCTACGCTCACGGCGCCTTCGGTATTTACAAATACCACCGCCGCCCAGACCTCGAATACATCTCCAAGCAATTGCAGGAAACCACCCCTGGCGAACTCACCGCCGCCGGCCGCGTCTACGAACTCCGCCCCAGCCCCAAACGCGCCCGCCGCAAACCGGACGAACCGGCCGCCACCGATCGCCCCAGCAAGAAACCCCGCCGCAAATCACCCGGCGGCTTCGTCAAAGGCTGGCGCCGCAAATAGCTACTTGTTTATACGTGTTCATACGTATGCCCCTATTTTTACCCGAAGTGATTTGTTAGCGTTGAGGGGTGAGTGAAACAATCAAGTTTCTGGAAAATTCTTGTCCTGCCGATCAGCGGTTGAATCTTGCCCGCAAATTTCGATCCGCTGCGCAACGCCTGGAACGTCTGGCCAATCTGGGAAAGCCGCCTCGTGCTCCTGCCCCAACAAGTGCCGCAGATAAGCCATCGGATCGTTAAAACCTTGGCGTTTCGTCAATCGGGACAGCCATAAATCCCACGGCGCACCCAATAAATCGACCGTCTCGCCGTATTCAATCGGCGCTTCCTCTGCTGTTTGCCCGGAGCGCAATAAGCGTTTCTGATACAGTTTTACGATCGCTGCAATCGTCGCCGGTCTGCCCTTTCCGGTCGTTTTGATGTTGTTTAACGTGCGTTCAGAGCAACCAACACTTGCCGCAATTTCCGCAAGACTCATCCGTTTTTTCTGATTCAGGAAAATTAGCTGGTCTTCTAACTTCATTTTTGCTGCAACTTTCTGTTGTAAATTTTCTGCATTCGGCAATTATTTTCTCACACACGGACCACACACACACTGGCACACACCCAACCTTTAAGCAATTAGACCTCAACAAGTCGAACCTTATGAAACGAATTAACCACGCTCTCGACGTAGACACGAATTTGCGAATGAAGCACGAAGCCGGAAAACGCAACTGCTCCGTCGCGACACTCAGCGCCCTGTTTCTTAATGCGGCTCTGGACCGTGTTCGCTGCCCCAAGGCGAAGACCATCCGCGCCAAACATTTGAAGCCATGAAAGTTCTCGTAGCCTGTGAATTCTCAGGAGTGGTTCGGGACGCCTTCATTCGACAAGGCCATGACGCTGTTTCCTGCGACATGCTGCCAAGTGATGCACCCGGCCCGCACATCATCGGAGATGTTCGGAAACTGCTTGCTGATGGTTACGATTTAATGATCGCACACCCGCCCTGCACGCATCTCGCCGTCAGTGGTTCGCGCTGGTTCAAGGACAAGAAGCAGGAACAACAAGAGGCGCTTGATTTTGTGGCGCGCCTGCTCTGCTCACCTATCGAGCGCATCGCTTTGGAGAATCCGGTTTCCGTGATCAGCTCCAAGATCCGCAAGCCAGATCAGATCATCCAGCCGTGGCAGTTCGGACATGGAGAAACCAAAGCGACCTGTCTTTGGCTTAAGAATCTGCCACTGCTCAAACACACCAACGTCGTTCAAGGAAGGGAAGCGCGGGTTCACAAAATGCCACCGACAGAGGACCGCTGGAAAAAACGGAGCAAAACATTTCAAGGGATTGCCGATGCAATGGCCAGCCAATGGACGAACTGAACAAGTTATGAAAACCCACACCAAACCCACGCCGCGCAACTTCTGGCCGATCCCTGGATTCATCGCTGCCGGGATCTCGGCCGGGATGCTCTGTCTCGGGGAACCGATTCACAGCATTTACATGAGCGGATTCATGATTCTCTTCCTGATTTTCGCCATCAACCACGACCTGAAACACAACTGCTGATATGAGCACTCACGCACTAGGAACCGGGACGCAGAATATCAACGTCAACGCGCCGGTAGATTTCAAAACTCTCCTCGGTCAACTCGCCGCCAAGCATGGCCAGACCATGGGCGAGTGGTTGCGATCCGTGATCCCGGCCGGCGTGGAAAAGGAAGATCCGCAAGCCGCCCAGCAACTTCGCGTGTCGCTGAAACAATACTACGGCTCACTCGCCTTTCTGTTGCTCAGTTTCCTTTACCTCCAGCCGTCTGCGATGGCTGGAGATGATACCGAACTCCGCCGCCCCGATCGCCGGCCCGCCATCCGTCAGCAAGTGCGCGCCAACCGCAAGTGATTCCAATGAGCACCCTGCAAACCATCCTCGAAGAAGTGCGCCAGCTACGGAGCCAGGTTTACCCGTGGGCGCCGCACTACTACCGCAAGGAAGCGGCGCAGATGCTCAAGATCAGTCCGCGCACCTTGGACGCCGCGATTGAGGCGCGCACCATTTCCTTCACCCGCATCGGGGGGCGCGTCGCCTTCCTGTTGACCGACCTCGAAAACTACCGGACCCGCAACCGCAAAGTCTGTCCCTTCGACCAGGAAGCCAAACGATGAAACGCCGAAAAAGACAATACGCCGAAGACGGAAGCCCCCTGCCGACCATGGCCGAGCTGCGGGAATTCAACCGCGCCGCCGATCGTTGGCTACAAGCCCGCGGCGAACACGTCGGGAACTTTCGCGAAAACATTCAAAGAGCCTGCCGATTGAACAACGCCACCAAGTAACACCATGCCCCACCTGATATATATCCTCATCCTCTTCCAACTGGTCTTTGCCACCGCCAAACTCTGCGACGGGATTTCCTGGCATTGGTTCGGCGTGCTGATGCCCCTTTGGTTCCTGCTAGTGATCCTGCTTTCCGCCTTCGCGCTTATCGATGAACCGGAGGGCGAAGAATGATCGAGCAACTTGCCGAAGCCCTGAAGCCGCTCCTCCTCGAATGTGCCGAGGAACAACTCGACACGATGGCCGAAACCGTGGCGAAGGAACTACTCAGCCGAGCCGACAACAAAGGATCCTTCAAACTCGTCTTCGACCTCCGCCGCTCCCCGCGGTCGTTGGATGTCAAAGCCTGTTTGAAATTCTCCACCCCTTTCAGCTCCACCGCCAGCGAAGCATCCGCCGACATCGATTTTGACCAGGAGAAAATGGACCTATGAACGAGATCAGACCAACAGACGAAACATTTCCAGAACTGCCGGTAGGGTTTTACCGCATCGCGATGGGTCAGGGTAACGCCTTCGACGTTTTGATTGCCCGCGACCACGACAAGCACGCGGGAGATTTGCTGCGGATCGGCGTGCAGGGAATCGGATTTCAAACCTTCAGCGCGGACCCGGAGGGCTTCACTCATTGGAGTTATGTGCAGGAGAAACTGCGCGGTGTGCCGGCCCATAATTTCGCGGACTTCATCAACGACCAGTGCGGCCGCAAGACCGAACGCCAAGGAGCATATGATTGATCAACCAAACTTGGCTTTGGATTTCGACCAGCAAGCAACCGAGGAAAGGCCGGCGCCTTATCAGGCGCATTCTGAAACCTCCCGCCAAGCCGCGCAAGAGATCGAGCCAAAAGCCGGCACCCTGCGCAAGGCCGTTCTGGATTACCTCCGCGCCAAACCCGAAGGCGCCACGGATGAGCAGATTCAGGAAGTGCTGAACATGCCCCAGAACACCGAACGCCCCCGCCGCCGGGAACTGCAACAGAGCGGAAAGGTCTGCGACTCCGGACGCAAGGCCCAAACCCGCAGCGGCCGTAGTGCTGTTGTCTGGGTCACCCGCGAGAACTTTGAGCCGGTCCGATCCTCGGTTCCACCTCGTGGCGCAAACTGCGCTCAATCGGGCCGGCTCTAAACCTTTGAACAACTGAGAGAAAATGAAAACGACCTACTTTGATATTGAAACTGGACCCCTCCCTGATGAGGAGTTGAACCAGATCCTGCCGCCGTTTGATCCCGCCGAGGTGAAGATGGGGAACCTTAAGGATCCCGAAAAGCGGGCGGCGAAACTCGCGGAAGCGGAGACGAACTATTTTGCCGATGCCCGCGACAAAGCTGCCTTGAGCGCCACCACGGGAAAAGTTCTGGCGATCGGACTCGAAAGCACCAACGGCGAAACGAACTGCCTGGCCCATGAATCCGAATGGGACATCCTAAACCAATTCTGGATCCGCTTCCATATAAACAGCGACCGCTTCATCGGCTTCAACATCTTCGGCTTTGATTTGCCCTTCCTGATTCGCCGCAGTTGGAAGCTCGGCGTTCCCGTTTCAAACATCCGCCAAGGCCGCTATTGGAACGAACGATTCTTAGACCTCCGTGACCTCTGGCAACTGGGTGATCGCCAAGCCAAGGGAAGCCTGGACGCCATCTGCCGTCACTTCGGTTTGGCCGGCAAGAATGGGAACGGCAAAGACTTCGCCCGCCTCTTCGAGCTGAATCAAAAGGAGGCGTTGAAATACCTCGTCAACGATTTGCGGATGACCCGCGAAGTTCACGAGATAATGGTGGGGGGTGTGGCGTGACCACTCGCAAAACTCCACCGACCGCCCCACCTGCTCGCAAGGTCAGCTTCGGTAAGGTCCGCGCTTCGGCCGGCCATCGCGTCGTGCTTTACGGACCCGGCGGCATCGGCAAGACCACGCTCGCCGCGCAAGCTCCCGGCCCGGTTGTCTGGTTCGATCTCGATGATTCACTCGCCCGACTTCCCGAAATGCGGGAAGCCCAGGTCGTTCCGGTCAACTCGTGGCACGACATCCGCGAAGCCCTGCAATCGGACGGCTGGAAAGGTGTTGGGACAATCGTGATCGACTCTATCACCAAGGCCGAGGAAATGGCCGTGAGCGAGACGCTGGAGTTTGTGCCACACGAAAAAGGCCACAAGGCGCAACGGCTCGAAGACTACGGCTTCGGGAAAGGATTGACTCACGTATTTGATACCTTCCTCCCCCTGTTGGCTGACCTGGACCAGCACGCCCACGCCGGCCGGAATATCATCCTGATCGGTCACGACTGCACGAGCCACGTTCCCAACCCGGCCGGAGAAGATTGGCTGCGCTACGAGCCGCGTTTGCAATCCCCCGCCAGCGGTAAAAGCTCCATCCGTTTACGCTGCCGCGAATGGGCCGACCACATGCTGTTCCTCGGTTATGACGTGGCCGTGAATCAGCACGGCAAAGGAACCGGCTCCAGCACGCGCACGCTTTACCCCGCCGAGCTGCCCCATTGCATGGCCAAAAGCCGCAGCACGCAACAGCCCATTCCGATTAGTAGCGGCGTGGATGTGTGGGCGGAGGTGATCAAGTGAATCAAATAGAGCAACCAATGGATGGTTGGCTGTCCGTTGTTTCACGGATTACCAGCCTTAGCCCGTTTCTAGGAACCTATCTGGCGCAACTAGAGTATTACTGCTTTGAAGACAACACACTAGCACTGCGTTGGCCGGAAGCTTATGAAAAAGAATATTACGAGTTGGTGTTGCGCGGCAGAAACAAAGAGGTAATTAAAGGCTCACTTAAGAAACAAGGGTATAAGTATACGGTGATAGTTATATTAAAGGACTCTTGTGTAACTGTATGGACACCTTCGCAACAGCAGGCAAGCCAACCAATAAACAAGACTAAAAAAGCAAACGCGAAACAGCAACCAACTTACAAAGACTTACTTAGGTATCCTGAATGGCAGAAAAAGAAAAATGAAATATACGCTGAAAGGGGCTGGGCGTGTGAAAGCTGCGGAGCAACCAAACGACCGTTTCATGTCCATCATTTAAGATATGCCGCATCCCGGTTGCCTTGGGATGTTCCAAATTCTGACTTGGAATTACTGTGTGATGTCTGCCACTCCGCAGAGCATAAGCTGGACATGAAATTTATCGATGATGCGAGTGAAGAGTTCATCACGAACATTCCCCGTTTTCCATTTCCTGACATGAAGGCAAGAGCTGTATTCTATGCTCATGTGTATATACATGCCTTGAAGCAGCTTAATTATAGTTTGGGCATCCATATGGAAGAAGAGAAGGCGGAGGCTGTTATATACCCGCGATTACTACAGCTTGGAGGGGTGCGCGAAATGACTCAGGGATTGTTGAATGAGAAAACCAAGACACAAGCCGTCTACTTAGATCCAGTGACCGCAGAGCAATTGATAGTTTAAACAAATAATGAACCTACCAAACGGAAAATATATCGGGGTTGCTACAGCAGCCAGTGTTTACAAGTCCAAAGGCGGCGCGCTTATGGTGGCGCTGAATTTCGACATCACCTCACCGGGCTTTGAAGCGGAGTCCATTACCTCGCATGAATGCCTGGCGCAGAAGGACGGGACGATTTCGCAAATCTCTTTCGAGACCTTCAAGCAGTGCTTCGGCTGGGGTGGCGCGGATCCGTTCCAGCTCGTCGATGATGCCGAGAGCGGCGCGTTGCGGGAACGGCCCGTGGAACTCGTGATCGAGCAAGAGAGCTTCACCGGGAGCGACGGACAGCAGAAGACCGGCGCACGGGTCAAATTCATCAACCCGATCGGTGGGCGATTGCCCGAGAGTGCGGACCGCAACTCGATCATGTCCGAATACGGCGCCCGCCTTCGGGCCTTGGGTGGAACGACTGCCACCGTCAACAGCGCGAAAACAACCACCGTGCCGACCAAGGCGCCCGCCCCGAGTGCCCCGCCCGCCGCACCTTTGGCCGGCTGCACCAAGGACGCCGCGTGGCATACCGCCTGCACAGCCAAACATGGAATGAGCGATGCCGAATTGAATACCGATTGGTTCGACACGCTCGGCCGGATGTTCCCCGGTCGCACGGAGCAGAGCCTGCAACCGCAGGATTGGGCAAAGGTGAAAGAGCATTACGCCGACGACGTTCCCTATTGAGCAATGACGCCGCGCAACTATCGGAAGCGACTCGGCCGAAACAAACGACACCGGAAAATTCTAGCCAATGAAACTCCCTTGGACTCAAGACAACATCACCCGCGCCCTGGAAGCAGTGGCGCGGGTGACCGGAACCACGGCGAAGCAGATCATCGGACGCCAGCGCACGGATGAGATTGCCCGCGCTCGTCGCACGGTCTGGTTTATCATGCGTCAGCACTTCGAGCCGACCAGCCTCACGCGGATTGCGACCAGCTTCGGGAAACAGCGCAACCACACCACCGTCTTGTCCGGTTCCCGCTGGATTGAAAGCCAACTGAAGCTCGACCGGGAATTGCGCCTCAACTACTTCAACGCCTGCGAAGATTTGGAGATTGAACCGCTGGAGCTTGCCCCGCTCGAAAAACCCTTTCGCTTGCGGATCCAGATGACGCCGAAGGCCGAGGAACTATTGCGGGCCGAACAGCGGAAGCTCGAATTGCGGCGCAGCACTTGGCGCCCCGACCCGCCTGTCTGCACGCGCCGCGGTCGTTGGCGTGATCGCCCCGCCATCGAAGCCGCCCCCGAGCCGGAACCTTACCGCATCAGCCGAATTGCCTACACCCCATGAGACTTACCGCCATCGAATATCAAATGATCTGCGCCCGAGCCAGCAAACGGAACGGCGAAGCCCCCGCGGATGCCGTGTCCAGCGGCGAAGAAGCCAAGCTGCACGCCGCGATCAGGGATTACTGCCGGCAACAAGGCTGGATCGCTTTTCACGGCGCCATGAGCAAAGCCACGCATCGAACCAAGGGTGAACCCGATTTCATCATCGCCACCGATCGCGGCCAGGTGTTGTGGGTCGAGTGCAAAACCAAGACCGGCAAGCTATCCGCCGACCAGGTCGCCATCATGTCCCAACTCGAAGCCCTTGGGCACAGTTATCATGTGGTGCGGTCGATGGGTGAATTTTTGAATCTGATATGAATGGAAAACACCAAACGACGGTTGACCTACCGCGGCGCGGATGGTCGGACCTTGACGATTTACGCCCTGCCCGCCGTGGCTCGGGTGCTGTTGCGGAATGACCGCTGGAGCGATGACAAACCACGAAGACACGAAGAACACAAAGCGGATTTAACCTCAGAGAAAAGATGAATCCACCCGCATTTCAATTTTACGCCGACGACTTTTTGGCTGGCACCATGGACCTTTCCCCGGAAGAGGTTGGCGCGTATATCCGGCTCTTATGTGCTCAGTGGTCGAGGGGATACATCGTGCCCGATCCGGCCCGTATTGATCGGATCGCCGGATGCCCCGTGCCGCCGGTTGTACTCGCCAAATTTGACCAGGGCGAAGACGGCAACCTGCGAAACGCCAGACTTGAGCGGGAGCGGGAAAAGCAAAACGAATTCCGTAACGGAAGAAGCGAGGCCGGCAAGAAGGGGGCTGCCAAGCGATGGCAAAAGAATAGCTCAGCTATAGCTAAGCCATCGCCTAGCCATGGCTTAGCCAATGGCTTAGCCATCGATTTGCCATTGGCAAACGGTATGGCAAACGATAGCTCTCCGTCTCCGTCTCCGTCTTCTATAAATACAGTACCAGCAAAGGGGGCAGAACCACCGCCCGACCTTGAGGAGATTTATCAAGCCTATCCAAAGAAGGTCGCCAAGCCGGAAGCCCTGCGGGCGATTGCCAAGGCGGTGGCGGCGGATGGCTTCGATCACGTTTTGAAGCGCACCCGCATGTTCGGAACCGTCTGCAACAAGCCGCGCCAGTTCGTTCCCAACCCCAGCACATTCTTTAATCAACGCCGTTACGCCGATGACCCTGAGACCTGGAAAGATCATGCCGACCATTCGAGAAATAATCCCCAAAGCTTTGACCGTGGGCAAGGCACCTGTAACGCCGATGTGGTCAACGACTACGCTGGCCGATAAATGGCTGGAGCCGTTCAACGCCTCAGATGCCCTGTGCTTGTCCGAAGCGCGTCAAGAGGTGTCCAGCCTCATGGCCGAGGTTCTAAGCGCGTCAGCGCCCCGCTGGCTGTCTCTGTGTGGCCATTCCGGAACCGGCAAGACCATGCTGGCGAAGCTGTTCGGGGAATTCATGCGGGAGCGCGGCCAATTCTACGTCAACCGCCGGACCGGAGCGCAGTTGGTCCGTCAATGGTCCTGGTGGGGTGAAGACGAGCTTATGCAGGAATTGCGCGGCCGGAATTTCGATTTGGTCAACCGGCTTTCCTCTCAGTGGTTGCTTGTTATCGACGATTTAGGCTTTTCGCACGACCGAAGTGGATACGCGACCAGCGCCCTGGGCGAGATTTTGAATCGACGAGCAAACCGCTGGACGTTCATCACCTCAAACCTGGGGGCCGAACAATGGGCGCAACGCGATCCGCGAATTGCCAGCAGGTTGATCCGAGACAGAAACGTGTTGGTTCGCTTTGACTGCAAAGACTACGCCCTGCGGGCGAACGAAGAACAATTATGAAAAAGACGAACGACAATCGGGAACCAGAGACCCCGATTGGCTCCGGCGATTTGGTAGGTGCCGTGCCGGTGCAACCCGATAAGTGGGCGCATATGGTGCGATGCACTGCGGTTGTGGAGTGGCTGCAAAAGCAAGGCGTGTGCTGGAGAGGCGCAGACATCATCGACGGTAGCTGGCGGATCGGTGAGGAAACTGAGTGGCTATACCATGACCTGATAGATGAGGTGGAAAAACACCGGAATGAAATGGCTGATGTCCAGTGGCGGCTGGATAATCTATAGGCACCTACCAAGTGAGTCTGCTTTTTTTTGGAGGCGGATCGTTTAACGCAATCGCATCCAATCCCCCCACAAAACCAACCATGAAAACAGCTTTAAATCCTTATATGGAAAAACGAAAAGCCTCCAAGCGGCGGGTGGTTGTTATCTAAAAGCCAAGCCGCAGGCGTTGACGGTCAATTACTGGCATATTTTTGACGAAATATGCCGGATATTCCTACCCGCGAACCTGATAGCATCCAAGCGGGCGACACGCTGACTTGGAAGCGATCGCTTTCTGATTACCCGGCCAGTTCCTGGGTTATTTCCTATCGCCTGACCTCCACCACGGCGCAACTGGCGACGATTGCGGCTTCAGCGGATGGCGACGATCACTTGGTGAGTGTGGCGCCGGCCACGACGGCGACTTGGGCTGCCGGTGATTACGAACTGCGCGGCCAGGCTTACAACGCGACCACGGGAGCCAAGCACACCGTTTTCGTGGCTGATGTGAAGATCCTCGCGGATCTCATGGCTGAGAATGCCAGTGGGAATGATCAACGTTCCCACGCGGTAAAGACCTTGGCCGCGATCGAGGCGACTATTCTCACTTTGGCGGGTGGCACTAATGCAACCATCTCCGTTGATGGCGAGACCTATTCCCGCAAGAACCTGGAGGAGCTGGAACGGGTGCGTGGTCGATACCGCACGGAGGTAGCGGCCGAGGAAGAATTGGAGCGGATCAACCGCGGTTTGAAATCAAGCCGGGTTTACAAAACGCGGTTTTAAGAATGAATTTGCTAGATCAATCATTGTCTCGGCTCGGGCTGCAACGGACTTCGGTTTTTAAGAGCAGTGGGCGCGTGGATCGCGGGGCTTATCGCAAGATTCGACGGTATGCGGCGGCGCGCACGGATCGCTTGTTCACCGGTTTCGGGCAATCCGGTTCCAGCTCGGGAGATGCTCAGATTGACGGCAAACTTGAGTTGATGCGCAACCGCTCACGAGAGCTGGAGCGAGACAATCCATTGACGGTACGTTGGCTTAAGTTGCTGGAAAACAATGTACTCGGGTCTTCCGGCATCCAGTTGCAAGCCTGTGCAAAGGATCCAGATCGCATGGGGCCCGGTGGCGTGGTTGTGCCTGGTCAAATGGATACCTTGGCCAATCAATCCCTTGAACGGCATTGGAAGCGATGGGGCCGGCTTGATTTTGAACTCGGCGCCGGGGTGCGATCGTTGTGCTGTTTGAGTGGCGAATACGCCTTGGAAGAACTTGACGCGCTCGCGCTGAGGGCGGCATTTCGGGATGGCTCGATCTTCCTGCGGCTCTGGTATGGGCGCGGTTACGGCGGTGAATACGGATTGACCATTCAGCCGATGGAAGCGGATCACCTGGACATCCGTTACAATGCGAATTTGCCGAACGGCAACCGGATCCGGATGGGGATTGAAAAGAACGAATCAGGTCGTTTGGTGGCCTGGCATTTGTTCCGGAATCATCCGGGCGACGTGCATGGATATTTGCCGGGGAACCACCTGAAACGCGAGCGGGTGCCGGCTGATCGGATAATTCATTTATACGTCCCGCAACGCTTCAGCCAGTCAACTGGTGTGCCGCAGAATCATGCGGTGCTGGATCGGATGAAGATGCTCGACGGTTACGACGAGGCGGAGCTGGTGGCGGCGCGGGCGGGCGCCAACAAGATGGGTTTTCTCGTGTCTGATCTACCGGTTGAATTGGCGGCAGATCATGTGACGGAGGAGGGCGAGAAGTACATGGATTCCGAAGCCGGCAGCGTGGAAATGTTGCCGAGCGGGTTAAAATATCAATCACACGATCCGCAGCATCCTAACAGCGGGTATGCCGAATATACCAAAGCACTAAAGCGGGATGTGGCGGGCGGTTTGGCGGTTTCGTATACGGCTTTGGCGAATGATCTTGAGGGGGTGAATTACTCCAGTATTCGCGCGGGTGTGCTTGAGGATCGGGAGGAATGGATGAAGGTCCAAGAGTGGTATATCCGGCGCGTGCGCGGTCCTATTTATTCCGCTTGGCTTCAGCTTTCCCTACTCAATCAGGCGGTCACGATGCCGAACGGATCGGCCTTGCCTTTTGCCAAGCTGGAGAAATTCCAGCAATGCCGGCACATCGGGCGCCGCTGGCCTTGGGTGGATCCGCAGAAGGATGTGAAGGCGGTGGAGGCGGCAATTGAAATCGGTTTGACCTCGCGCACCCGGGAGATTCGCAAGCGGGGCGATGATCCCGACGAGATCGATGCGGAACGAGCGGCCGATGAGGCTGCGCCCCAACGTGAGGCGGCTTCGCCGCGGGGAGAATCCAATCCGTAGGCTTTGACGGTCAATTACGGGCTTATTTTCGGCGGAAAAATGGGTGAGCAAATGTTAAAACCTGCGGCGGGTGTGGAATTGGTTCGCGAAATGCGGATCGAGGACATTTCCCGTCAGATCGACGAAAGCAAACGCACGGTCGAGCTTGCCTTTTCTTCCGACACTCCCATCGACACTTGGTATGGCCAGCAGATTCTCGTTCACGATGCCGACGCGGTGCGCATGGATCGATTGAACGATGGCGGTGCCTTGCTGTTGAATCATTCACGAGACGACCAAATCGGCGTGGTTGATCGGGCCTGGTGTGATGCCGGGGACGGCAAGTGTCGGGCGGTGGTTCGCTTCAGCGAATCAGCCAAGGGAGAAGAGATTTTTCGGGACGTTGTGGCGGGAATTCGGCGCCTGGTAAGCGTTGGAGCCCGTGTCTTGAAAACGGAGACCACGGAGCAGAACGACGGCAAGACGGAACTTGTCCGCGTGAGCGAGTGGGAGCCTTACGAAATCAGTATCGTTTCCGTTCCGGCGGATCCGACTGTCGGCGTGGGAAGATCACTTCCCGGCTGTAATCCCTCAGATCAAAAAACCAAAGATAAGAAATCATGTTCAAACGAAATTTCTCGATCCTCCGCGATCCGGCTCCCCAAGACGGTGGTGCTGGCGTTGCCGGTGGGTCTGACAGTGCAGGCGGCACGCTTCACGTCGAAGTGAAGCAGACCGAAAACCCCAAGGTGGAAGTCACCCGCGATTTTGACGGCGAAATGGCCGTGGAACGCAAACGAATTTCCGAGATCAACGCGCTTCAGCGGCAGTTTCCCCAGCAACTGGAAGCCGACACTATCGAGCGGGCGATCAACGATCCGAAAATGACGGTGGCGGATCTGCAACGCCAGGTGCTTGATGAGATGTCGAAGGGGAACGTTTCCCGTGAAGCCGATCAGCTTGTCGGCATGAACGACAAGGAAGTTGAGCAATATTCGATTGTCCGCGCCTTGCGTCTTAAGAGTGAAGGCAAGGAACTCGACGGAATCGAGAAGGAAGCCAGTGACGCTGTTTCGCGTGCGCTCGGCAAGACTCCCGGCGGGTTCTTCGTTCCGGCTGATGCCTGGGTTCGTCGCGATCTCACGGCGGGCACGGCCACGGCGGGCGGTAACACCGTCGCCACCAACCTGTTGTCTGGTTCGTTTATCGACATCCTGCGCAACCGCGCCAAGGTGTTGCAGCTCGGCGCGACCACGCTCACCGGGTTGACCGGCGATGTGGCGATTCCGCGCCAGACCACGGCCGGCACGGCTGCGCAGGCGGCGGAGAACGGCGCTTTGAGTGAAACCAACCAGGCGTTTAA